CCCTGACTAGCAGGCTCTCCGGTGCAAGCCCGGAGCAGGGACGATTGACAGAACCCTGTCAACAGCAATACCAACGAGGAGGAACCAACAATGAGTAACACAACGGTGGAGTACAAGCGTCGCAACAGCAACGGGTTCAAGAACACACGGGTCCGGGCTGACACCTGGGTTGCCCATGTCAACGACTTTGCGCCCGACGACCGCTCTGATGGCTTTGCAACAGTCGACATTCATGCCGACATGCTGCACAGCGACCCGGCTGAGATCACGACCAGATACTTCGACAACAGCAGTCCGTTCGTTGCCGTCGACATCGGCGGCGATGTGGGTGTGACGCTGTACCTGAGCCCACAGCAGGCCAGGACGCTGGCGGTTTCGCTAGCCGAATCCACACCCGACTGGTTGGGATCACCGACACTGCCTCCAACAGGCGGCACGGTGGACTGAACCACCCCTCAGACCAGCCCAGGGCTGGCACCAGGAGCGAGACCTGGCTGGGGACGACTGACACAACCGTGTCAATCAAGCGAGGAGGAACCACATGAGTAAAGCAACCAACGAGATCCGCCGCCAGCAGGTAGCCCGCAAGGCAGCCCGCCTGGCGCAGGGTTACCAGTACCCGGACCAGGTCAAGGTCCCGGGCTTCCGGTACCCCCTGGAGCCTGGGACCAGGTTCAGGATCAGAGGTAAGCGAGGCTGGTGGGTGTTCCAATCAGCAGAGGTCGACCCGGACGGTCGGACCGCAGTCAACTGCTCCGGCCCCCACCCGACTCACACCCACATCAAGGGTGCCTCAGTGCGGACGTTCTGCGTCCTGGAAGACGGGCCACCGCTCCTGGTGTCATCCATGCCATGGGCTGGAGACATCCGGTCCAGGATCACGAAGATTCAGCGCAAGGGCTGACCCGCCCACCCCCGACTAGCAGCCACCAGGGTGCAAGGCCCTGGCGGGGACGATTGACACGACCGTGTCAGTTAGCAACACCAACGAGGAGGAATGCAAAATGAGCGTAATACCAGAAACATCCACGGCCGGACCCGACATCACGATCACAGTTGATCGGGGTGTCCTGAGGACCCTGGTCAAGGGGTTGCTGTCCCTTCTGCACCCCAACGACTTCCCAGGGCCCCTCTCAGGGGCGGCGAAGACCAAGGTCCCAGTTCAGTCTGAGACCTACACCTACGTCATGGAGCGCCTGGGGTTGCCGAACCATGGAACCAAGTTCGCTTTGACTTGGACGGTTATGAAGATCATGGACCGGACCCCCGCACCGGACTACGAAACATTCGTTCGGGGCGAGGTGACCCCTGCTGCCTACAACCATTCCGTGAAGGTCTGGAAGGAGGCTGTTATCGACGGCATCGTGGACCGCTACATGGGGCTCACCACTGAGGACTACCCGGAGGGCCTGGCCCCCCGGGACATGCCTTTCTGGTGGCAGGAGAAGCACCTGAACCCCAATACTGGTCTCCCGACCCAGCAGGGCACACCGATGGTGTATTCGGCCTGACGGGAGAACCCCTGACTAGCAGGCATCCAGGTGCGAGCCCTGGACAGGGACGACTGACACGACCGTGTCAATCTAGCGAGGAGGAACCACATGAGTAACTGCGACATCGACCGCTGGCCACTGTGCTGCAAGAAGCACCGGGCAGAGGTCGAAGCCGACAACATGGCAGCAGACCAGGCCGAAGAATCGGCCCGCAACGGCTGCAGCATGATCGTTCTCGTCCCCCACCCCGAACCAGACGGGCCCTGGGACACCCACCATCCAGAAAGGTGTGGTGCCCCGATCACCGTAAAGGTGGCCCCGTCAGGGACCAAGGGCTGGGAGTGTGAGGGCGGTCACGGCGGCTGGGCCTACGGGTCCCCTGAGCAGATGGCCGAAGAACTTGAGCATGAGTTCAACGAGCGTCGTGCTGAGGGCTGAGTAATACCCCTGACTGGCAGGGACCTGGGTTCGACCCCCAGGCAGGGACGACTGACACGACCGTGTCAATCGCAATACCAACCAACGAGGAGGAAATCCCATGGAACAAGCATTCCAGGAACTTTTCAACAGCGAAGGGTTTGAGGGCTGGACCGTCGAAAACGATGCAGTTCTCATCTCTCCGAACGGGCACCGTGTCGAATATGACGGTACGTCCCCGGACGGTGAGGAGAGCCCTCTGCTCGTCCTGGGGATGATCTGATGACTTGGGTCGTCTACGTCCTCAGCCTGCTGCTCCTCATCACCACCTGTATCACAATCGGGTACCTGTGGTGTTGGAGGGACCAGATCAACCAGGAACAGGCTCGTCGGGCCGTCAAGTTTGACGACCCGTTTGCCTGGCCCTCAGAGCCCCTGAGTGACCCAGGATGGGTCAGGCGACAACGCTACACTGGTCAGTGACCACAACTGACAGGAGGCTGTCAACATGACCACACCCACGCTAGAGAGCCTGGTTACGGCAGAACGTCGTATCAGGTCTGAGGTCAGGTTCGACCCGGTGGTGTTTCACGCTGCCAAGGACCTGGTCGACAATGCGTTTGTCGGCATGCCAGGCCTGGCCGCTGCCTACGTCCGTGAGGTCTTCACCATGATTGAGCATGACGCTGCGACCCAGTTCGGGCGGGCGTTCGTTGAATCGTGGACAGACCAAGCGGGCCAGGGCGGCGTGCCAGTCGGCTAGTTCATGGGGAGGGAGCAGAGTTTATTCGCTCGCTGCTCTCTCCCCGCCACGGGGTAGGAAAGGGTTCGACCAGGGAAACAACCGCATGCGGACTCCCTGGGACCGGGGTTCGACTCCCCGCTACTCCACTCCCTAATGAAGATGGAGGAATCCAATGCGAATCAAGCAACATGAAGACCTAATCTTGACAGTTCGCTGTCAACAGGCCCAGGAGACTGAGGCCGTCAGGCAAGTCGTATCCGACCTCGCCTCCGATCTTCACACTGCCCTTGATCGTCGTGGCCTGCCCAGCACCGTGGTAGTTTGTTCTGGTGATGGCACACAACACGACAAGGTCCTTGAAACAATCAGGACCTGAGACCAGGGACCCGCTCCACCTTCTCCCCCCCGGGTGGTACGTCGGTCCCATGGGTAGAGGCCGCTCTACGGCCCCTGCCCTGACCCCGTCCCCGCTTACCAGGAGTTCCTCCTCTCTGGTAGGCCGGGGCGGGGTCCTTTCTACGTCCCCCCACTTGACACCAATCTGTCAAAAGGGCTTACCGGTCTGGCCCCAGGGTCAGGTCCGGTATCCTCTTGCGTAGGCCGGTCATGGAGAAGGAAGGCATCCCGATCAAGGGCAAGTGGGTCCAGGTGGACCTCCTGCACCCCACCCTCAAGTACCGGCTAGTGGCATTGTTCCGGCACCCGGAGATCCAGGGGCGGATGGTTGTTAGCAGTGGCGTTCGGTCCTACGCAGAACAAAAGCGACTCTACGATGGCTACAAGGCCGGGAAAAAGGGATTCAACCTCGCTGCTAATCCCGATTGGAAACGCCCCGACGGCTTCTTCGTCGGCTCGTTCCACCAACAGCAACCCGGGGACGGCTACGGCTACGCCGTCGACTTCCACATAACTAACAGGAAGAAGTTGTCAACTGTGCGGGCCAGCGAGATAGCACAGACCATGGGGCTGAGGCCAACCGTGAGGGGTGAGTGGTGGCACCATCAGCCCAGGGACGCTAGCGACTGGTTCCCGGCCCCGGCGTTCACCGACCCGCCGACACCCAAAATCGACTTCAGGGGCATCCTCGCTTTCGTCTGGAGCCTCCGGGAAGAGGTCGCCAGGAAGCCTCTCCGGCGACGGTCCCGGGGCCCGGCGGTAGAGGTGGCCCAGCGTCAGTTAGGAGCCAAGGGGTTCGACGCCGGGCCCCCAGACGGTGTGTTTGGGTGGCGTACAGGCAGTGCGGCGAAAAGATTTCAGAGGATGACAGGGCTAACACCCGATGGGGTTATAGGTGCCCTGACCTGGGACGCTCTCCTGGCTCCCGGTGTAGGGAAGGACGATCCTCAGGGAGCCCTGTTCTAGAGTCCACCACTTTCCCCAAAACGCCCGTTATACTGATCTGTCACTGACCAGCCACCAGGTAGGGCTCGCCTAAAGCGAGCCTGCCAGGACCAGGAGGAAGCCTTGGAGACAGAGACCACCCTCGCCCAGTCCATCAACGCCCCCGACCCTGATTGGGTCGCTGTGTTGCTGCGAGATTACTGCGTTGACCAGGGGGATCACTCTGTCACCCCTGTGAGCATCCAGTTGGACCGGTTCGGGATCAACGCTCCCAAGGTCCAACGTACCTGTGAGAACGCCCGCCTGGCCGGGTACTACGGGCAGGAAATCTCTGACGCTGTCCGGCACCTGTGGGCCTTCGGATTGTCCTCCCAGGACATCGCCCGGGTTCTGTCAGTGACGCCTGAGACAGTACGTCAGGTACGGCAAGAAGCCCGCTGGAGCCCAGAGGAAGCCACATCCGTCCTCCTCCACATCAACGGATTCACCCCCCAGGAGATCAGCCAGGTCCTGGGCAAGACCCGGGGCTGGGTCTACTACGTCTTCGGCATCCACGGTGTCACACCCAACCGCAAGAATCGGCCTTCCACCGACCGGGGACAGAAACGAGAGATCATCCGGCGGTACGACCTGGGCGACAATGCCAAACGCATCGCCACTGACCTCAACCTGGAACCACACCAGGTCTACTGGGCCGTAGCCAAGGCCCGCAGCGATGGACAGAGAGTACGCACATGACCCCCAAGACCACCGGCCTGATAGACCCCCACGAACTGAACCAGTTCCGCCCACGGGAGATCCACCAGTCCGACATCAACACCGCTGAGATTTGCCACCTAAGGCTGTCCTACTCCAAGGACCCCGACCGGGTCTATACGTCGGACATCAACCGGGCCATGGGCACCGGCTACCACGCAGGCCTGGCCCTCTACTACATCTGTCGGATGAACGGCGACCTGGCCGACAAGGGCGACTGTGTCTCCGAAGCCCTGTCTGCTCTCCGCAGGGAGATCGCCCTCGCCGACGAGGAAATCTTCTCCTGGACGTTCCAACAGGAAACCGCCCGTGAGAAGCGCATGGACCTGGACCTCAGCGAGGCTGAGAACATGCTGTCCGCTCTGATCGTGGCCTACTTCGACCAGGGCCGGGTCTGGCCAGACGAGTACGAGGTCAAGATGGTGGAGAAGTCCATGATGCTGCCCTTGTTCACGGACGCCGCCCATACGGAAGGCATGTGGGCCAGGAAGGGGACCGTCGACCTGGTTCTCCAGGGCCCGGACGGCTGGTACCGGATTGTCGATCATAAGAGCGCCAAGAAGAAGTGGCAGAAGAACAAGGAAAGCCACCGCAATACACCTCAACCAGGGTTCTACATCGGAGCCCTGCAAGAAGTCCTCCAGGACGACAATGTCACGTTTACTTACGACATTGCCTCATGGAAGGGAGACTTCCAGCGGATAGATGCGCCACGCACCGTGGCCCAGGTTGACGCTGTGATGTCAAAGGCCCAGTTGACTGCTGGGTTGCTTGAAGGGAACACCTTCCTGCCGAATACCACATCGTTCCTCTGCACTGAAAGGTTCTGCGACCACTGGTTGAAGTGCCCTTACGGTGTGGCTCTGGAACCAACCGACTCCTAAGGAGGAGCAGCACATGGCTTACAGTCCCCAAGAAAAGGCCGAAATCGTGGCCCAGGTTGCGGCGAAGGTGGCAGGTTCCATCTGCTGCGGGAACCCCGACCCGAACGTCTACCTGGCCACGGTGGAGACAGTCCACAACGATCTCACGGAGAGGATCGCTGCGGCTACCACTGCTGCGGCTGAGGTAGTCGTGACCCAGGTGTTCCCGGGAGCAACACCGGTACCAGCACCAGTACCAGCACCGGCACCTGTGCCGGGGCCACAGGTCCAGGCCGGGCCCATCAACGCCGCCTCCAACGAGGAAGCCAAGTGGGCAGACGCTCTGGTCAACAACCCGGACAACTGGCACAACAACATTGGCGACAAGAAGTCTGCGGCTGGCCCCGACTTCCGCCACAAGACCATCCAGGGCCCACCAGACAACAACGGTAAGACCTGGAACATCGGCCTCTGGATCAAATCGGACAAGTTCATGACCCGGGCCCCCGACTGGGTGTTCTCGAACCTGGGCCTGGACATCCCCGCCGGTTACAGCGTTTCTTCTTCCTAGCCGCTGTGTCTGTACGCCGACTAGAGGAGGTTGGCGAGGAGTTGAGCCGGTGGGCGACATCTGGTCTGACCCGGGTCCCCACCGGCTATCCCCTCTTTGACTCCAGAACAAACGGAGGCATAGCCCCCGGAGAAGTGTTCCTGTTCCTGGCCCGCACCAGTGTCGGCAAGACCTGGTGGGCTCTCAACATGATTGCCAACCAGGACGAAACCACACCGATGATCTTCTTCTCCTTGGAGATGCACGCCCGGTACATACTCCAACGCCTGGCTGGGATAGCCAGCAACACCCCGACGATTGACATTGAACGGTCATTATCGGCAACGGGGGAGGCCGCCGGGGTGGTCATGGCGGAGAAGCGGTACCCGATGCTGGCCATAGAGGACGAGCCCGGCCTGTCGGTACGAGCCATGGGGGAGGCCTTAGAGGAGTACGCCGCCACCTTCGGTCAACCAGCCAGGCTCGCTGTTGTTGACTACATGGAACTCGTTCGGGCCCCCGGCATGAGCCAGATGGAGAGCGTGGACAAACTGGGGTGGTCCCTCAAGGACTTCGCACGCAAGGAGGACATCGCTCTGGTACTCCTACACCAGGTCAAACGGGGGGACAACAACCAGGGCCACCAGCCCCTCACCATGACCGACGCCCGATTCGGTGGGGAGATGTCCGCCGACTATGTGGCAGGGGCCTTCCGGCCCTGCCTGAACCCCAGCCTGGGCCCGGACATGATGGCGGCGATGGAGGACGACTTTCGCCTCCAGTTTCTCAAGACCCGCTCCTCAGGCGGGATCTACCCGGACGGTGTCCGGCACCACTTCGACACACAGACCGGGTCAATCGTTCCCATGCCCTCCGATTTACCTAGCGGACAACTGGAGTTCTGATGGGCGTCATGGGACTTAGGGCGAGAAGGGTGTTCCTGTCCTGGCTCCGGTTGGGAATGAAGAACGGGTGGATTGGTCCGCCCGTGTGCGACACCCACGACGGGATTCCAACCTCTGAGGAGGAGGACGAATGCGACTTCGACTGCTGCATCCATGTGGTACGCCTGTACACCTGCCTTGAACACAAGGCGGCGGTGGAAGCAAACCACTTTATGACACAGGAACGAAAGAGGGAGTTCGGTGGAGACTGAACTGGACGAAATGAAGGAGGTCGCCAGAGAGGTCCGCATGGAGACCGTCCTGGACCTTCTGTCCCTTGACCCGCCGGATAGTAGCCACAAGATCCGGTCGATCAACAACCCCGACGAGAACGTGCCCAGCCTCCACATCTACGAGTACGACTTTTACGATTTCTCCACCGGCCATGGCGGGGATCAGATTGAGTTCGTGAAGTTGGTTCTGAACTGCAACTTCTGGCGTGCTTTGACATTCATCTGTCAAGCAGAGGGGATGGATGGCAAACGAGATGAGATGGCCCCCAAGGCGCTGCCCGACCTGACCGACAGGTTCAACGACGAACCGGCAGGCTGTGCCACACCCCGGCAGAACGCCCGGGACATGGTGGCGAGGAAGTGGCCCTACTTGACCCTGGACGATGTTGAGTCGTTCGGTATCAAGGTCACCCAGTATTCCCTGTGGATCCCGTTCTGGCATGAGGGCAAGATTGTGGGCGTAAAGACCAGGGCCACCATGGGAGCAGACAACAAGATGAGCGTCAAAGGGAGCCGCTTTACCACGGCTTTATACAGCGTCCTGCACCGGCCAGAAGCCACCCACGCCTGGATCTGTGAGGGGGAGTCAGACACCTGGTGCCTGTCCAAGGCCCTCAAGAACGACGAACACCACGCTGTCTACGGTGTACCAGCAGGAGCAGGAGCCATCCAAGCCCGCTGGTTCAACGTGTGGCCCTACCAGACCACGTTCCTCCTGTTGGATGATGACCTGGCCGGTCGCAACGCTGCTGCCAAGATCCGAACGGCCCTAGAGGACTTCGATGTCCAAGGTATTTTCCTACCCGGCGGGCGGCTCGCAGAGGCATTGGCCGAAGGCTGGGTACCCCCAGCAGTAGACTGAAGTGCAATGTCAAACCCTGCCCGATCCAAAGGTACCGCCTTTGAGAATGAAGTCCTTGTCGCCCTGCAAGAGATATGGCCCGACGCCGACAGGGCCAAGCCGGGCAACAAATCCAACGACTTCGTGGGGGTGCCGTTCCCCGTGGAGGCCAAGCACCGCAAGCAGTGGGACATACGGGACTGGGTGCGGAAGATACGTCTGGTCGCCGTCGACATGGATGTCGACTACCAGTGGGCCATCGTGGCTGCGGACGGAGACAGACGACTGGCGATGTCACCGGGCACCGTGGCAATCGTGGACGCAGAGTTCCTGTACGAACTACTGGAGGCCTGGAACATGCTCGTTGTGCCAGAGGAACTGGCCGATGAGTGAGCCCTACAAGCGCACCCGGGAACAGAAGGTCCACGACTTCTCCAACGCCCGGCATTACGAGGAGTATGTGGCAGAGTCCCTGGGGGTACCGGTTGTTACCCGGTTCGACGCCACCGATGACCTGGACATCTGGGTACCGGGCTACTACGTCGAAATCAAGGAGAAGAACCAGAACTACACCCAACGCTGGCACCTGATCGACGGGATCCCTGAACGTAACCTGTTCGTAATAGACGAACTGACTGTTCGACGGGCCTGCACCAAGTACCCCCATGTGTTCTTCCTGCTCCGGGACAACGTCCACGACCATCACCTACCTGAGGACCAGCGGCAGCCCCGCCTGTTCATCGTCCCCATCTGGGAACTGATAGCCGTAGAACGGGTCCGTAGGGACCGGAATGGCAAGGGCAAGTGGATCATCGACCTAGACAACTTCACCAGGATCGCTGACGAAGCCGACATTCCTGCCCTTGCCATACACGCCCTCGTCAAACAACTCTGGTTGACATCAGAGTGTCAAACAAGATTGGAGGTCCCAGAAGTATGAGCCTCAACACCTTTCTTATGCTCTGTAACACCTGGATCTTCTGTAGTCTGATCTACCGCCAGATCCGGCTCCGACGCAGAGAAGCGGAGATAGACGAGCGCCAGTTCTGGATCTCTAAGATGAAAGATTGGAACTGAGAGGAAACCATGGTGCTCACACCAATAGGTGAAGGGACGATGACCAGAGAGGCGCTCCTTGCGGAGCGAGAGAAAGACGCCGCCGTTCTGAGGGCGAAGTGGGAGGCCAAACGGGAAGCCATGGGTGACAGGAACCGTCGCCTGGGTTCGTGTTCTTGTGGTGATCGGGTTGCCTATGCAATCAGTCGGTCTGGCGGGTGGTTGGGCCTGTGTGTCCGGTGTGCGGGTACCTCCGCAGCGGAGAAGGTGTTGGTTCCCGTGGAAGCGATCACCCATCTAGATGTAGATTGACCCCATGGGTAGGGTCACCAAACTTCTCGTAGCGGTCACAGGGCTCTTAGTAGCGGTCGGCACCCTTGTCGGCACCATTAGCATGACCATCGGCAGGGGGCCGGACACCTCAGGAGGGATTATGATTGTCTTGAATAGCCCGGAGGCTTACGAGACCTTCCTCGCCGAACACCCATCGAACGGCTGACGGAGACACCATGGGGTTAGTAGCAGGTTTCGACACCTGGGCTGTTTGGACGACCCAAACAGGCACCGAAGGGCACCCGACCTCGTTCCACTACGCCCCCACCGAAATAGGGTTCACCCATGAGGTCCACCCGACAGGGGAATGCCTCTGCGGCCCCCAGCGGATAGATGTCTGGCATGAGACCCCAGATGGGGAGATGTTCATACCCCATTACCGGCATCAGGCCTTAGACGGTGCCTACTACGACAACCTGGAACCGTTTGAGGGCTAGGGCACTAGCCCACCAACGACGGGTCGTAGTCCAGCGCACCAGGTTTGGCGAACACCGCTGGATCACCAGTCTCTTGGAACTTCTCCATCTTTGGGCTGAGGCTCGCAGCGCCTATGAAACTATTTACAGAGATAGAAGCCAAGGCCTCTCTGGTTCTCGCCGGGTCAAATGACTTGCCACACTCCGGGCACCAGATCGTAGAGCGAACCCCAGGGTCCGGCTTGAACTCGCAGTTAGGGCAAACCACCTCGTTTGACATCAGTCGGTCAAGGACGAGGTTCCCTTAGTGCCTATCCGTTGGGCTATAACGCCCTTCAGGACGGCCAACGCCGCAGCGAACCCGGCTCCCGCCATCAGTTTCCACTGGTCGACCCCTAGGTCGAACATTGAGTTGGAGGTCATGGCCCCCAGGGCAGCCTGCAGAAATGTGGCTGCCAGTCTCTCTACAAGATCCTTAGTAAACATATTCTTACCCCTTCATTAGTCCGCTTTTCTTAGAACAACCGTCGCCAATAGGCGATGTCGCTTGAGCGCCTGCGATCTATCGTAGACCCCCAGGGCTCTTGTCTGGACCTGCAACACTTCATAAACCTCAGCAGCCTTGGTAATCGGCCAGTCAATGTCTTGATAGTTCACTCGCCTCTGTGTCAATGCTGCCAGGGTCCTGGCCCGCAGGGTTCCAGCCCCCGGAGCGTTCTCAGGTAGGGGGTGACCATTCAGCCCCCGCACGCTGTCCCCGCAATCTACAACGATTGACACCACTGTGTCACGCAGACCGATGGCATGGTACTTGACCTGCACAAAGTTCAAGGTCGTGGTGGACGCACCGCTCCCCTCAAACACAATCTTGTATTGGAGAGACCGGGACGACGACGACAGCCTCGTACTCTGAGAGGTTCCTGTCTCCGTGTCCAACGTGGACAGGGTCGTATAGTCCGTCCCTTCGTTGGTCGACACATACGGTGTAACGGCACAAATGTCGGGACCGACTGCTGCCCCCATCGGGGTAGTCAGAACAATAATCTCGTCCCAGCCCTTAGCCAGGGCGCTCCCACCGTCGATACGAGACCCAATCAGGGTCCCGTCTTTCAGGAACGCAGTGGTCGACTCCTTCTTGACGCCCGTCCCACCCACCGAATAAACCACACGGCCCTGCCATACGTCCGCCCCGTAGACATCGCCAGCAGTAGCGTCGTCCGACTCAAAGAACTTCACATACCCGCCGGTCTCCAGGTCATAACACCCCAGGCCTGTCTTGTCCCCGGAAGTCATCTTCTTCCACCCCCAGAACACTTGGTTGTCTCTGGCAGTGAACTCACCCACAACATGGTCATCGGTGGTGGCCTTGTCCGCCAGTTCAGTGATAAAGAACGGGGTCAGAGCCCCGGTCTGCGGGTCCGGCACACCCCTGTAGATGTATGCGGTGCCGGTGCTACCGGTACTTTGCCGGTAGGCCCGCACGAAGATGGAGCCCCCAGCGGCGAACACTTCCCGGGGGGACAGACCAGGTGGCATGTCCCAGGCCACGAACGGGTACTGGGTGTTGCCACTACTGTCCAGGCCCAGGGGCCAGGCGTAGACCATGCCCCTGTTGCCCTTGTGGGCGCAGAAGTAGATGTGCCCGTTGGCCTCAGCGAAACTCTCCACAGTCCAGCCCTTACCCAATGTCAGGTGGCCACCGGAGCGTTCCTCTGTTCCCGTATCACCGGCCCCGCCAATGGAGTAGGTGGTGAACCGGTTGGGGGTCGTTGAACTGTTGGCGATCACCCCGGCGCAGATCCGGCCCGCTGCGTAAGAGATGGTGTGGGCCACAGCAGCATCCCACTGGGTGGTGATAGCAGAGGTGGTCCCCCTCAGGATCCCTTTAGTACCACAGGCCGCATACCAATACTGACCGTCGGTTGTCAAATCCGTGATCGTTACAGCAGCACCACCGTGTTCATGGTCAATCGCTGTCCCAGCACCGGGTGTTCCCACATCGGTGAAATGGGTGAGTTGGTCAGCGGCGGTCTGCACATACAGGGTTGTCCCGACCACCACCAGCCTGGGTGTAGCGAAGGTGGTATTGAACATCTCCGGGGTCGACGGCAACAACTTGATGGAGCCCGGCTCAGAGAACGGATCCAGGCCCTCGCTAGACAGGAACATCGTAGAGTCGCTGTCCTGACGGTTCAGGAACGTCTGGCCCTGGCCCCCCACCCAGGAGTCCCCCGACCCGAACGAATACCGCTCCACTGCCTGGTCGAACGGGGTGTCCCCCGTAGCCAACCGGTCAGGGATCAGAGGGATGGTGGTCTTCTCGTACCCCTCCCCCTCAGCGGTCTCAGCCAGGATGTACCCGGTGCCGTCAATGGCTATGTCATACACCGTTCCGACAGTGGACAGCGCAGTAATGCTGGCCGGTTCCGTGAAGTCCGTTTCCAGGACAATCTCATCGGCAGCCATTACGTTGTCGGTACCCGGTTGGTGTTCCTGGCCTGAACCAGGATCTTATACTTGAAGTCGTCCAGGAACGCATAGTTCAGGACGTAGGACGATGCAGTACCGGTCACCCAGTCGGTGTCGAACAGTTCAACGCTGGTCTCAAACTCCAACAGCCTGACCCGGTACGCCTGCTGGGCCTCACCCGTACCCCCATGGGCGTAGGTCCAGTTTAGGGTCATTGCCGCTAGCGAGTTCATCACATAAGTGGAAGCAGTCCCCTTGTTGGTCGCCCCAAACAGGACATCACCCGGCGTGAGGGTCGGTTCCCCCAGGTTCAGTGTGTTGATGTCCTCCGTGTCAGGGGCGCTGGTGTAATAATCGGCGTCCCCGGTACCAATAGCCTGCGGGCCACGAACCGTGACCTCAACAGTCAGATCAGTGTTGCCATGCAGATCCAGCGCCCCGCCATAGATGGCTGCCAGATCGGTGGCGTGGGTGGTGCCAGCGCCCGCTACCCACCCGGTGTTGTCGTACTCAACGGAACCAGCGTCGTTGGTGTATCGAACCCGGTAATACTCTTGGGAATCTCCCTGGGCCTGCGTGTATGTCCATGAGACTGTGAGGGGGTTCGATGTCGCCGTGGTTATAGCCGCAACAACGACAGTTGGAGTGTCGTGAAGTGTCCCCCCGGCGATCCCGTCGCCGCCTAACTTTCCGCCGCCAACTGTGTGCGCCATTACGCATAACTCAGGGCCGTCGCCGGGAACACGACCTTGCGGCCACTGTCCCAGGCAGCAGCAGCGCCACCGCCCAGGTTGGAACCGGTCTCCGCTTCTGTCCCACCCCTGGCAATCGTCAAGGTATACGGGCCAGACCCGGTGATAGCGGTCACCTTTACCAGTTCAGGCTGATGCTGGACCGCTTCCGGGTCGATAGCCATGACCATGTAGTCCCCTGCCCCCCAGGACGTATCGTCAGGGATCGCAGAGTTGGTGGCGAAGTTCACATAGACAGTAGTAGCAGCGTCGGTTATACCGGCGTTCAATGTTCCTTCGCAGAAGTTGATGTATTGCCTAGCCATGGTTCACCTCAGACTATTACTTTCGGCATCTTACGGAATGTTCTGTTACGAGGCACATTCTGAACCCGCCGGGCCTCGTCAATCCGACGGTAGAACTCGCCCCACAACTCACGCATAAGCCGCACGTTGAACCCCTGCCTCACAGCAGCGTCCTGGTTCCACTCCTCAATCTGATCCAAGTCTAGGCGGGTGATCTCATGCCCAGTAATCGCATAGGCCGCAGCCCACAACGACGGCAAATCCTCAGTAGCCAACGGCACACTCAAAGTGGAACTCTCCGCCGGAGGCACCACCGACCAGGCGTAGGGCTCCACCGAAACCACAATCAGAGCATCGTCGTTCTCCACCGTGGACGGGACCCTCACAGCCTTGCCAGAAGTGACCAGGCCCGCCGGGAGGTCTTCCTCAAACTGCCACCCCCCAACGTCGATGATCCTGCCGGTAATCCCGATCATGTGCCGGACACTCAACACCCGTTGGGTGGCCGCAGGCATCTCAATGTATTGCTTCCCTGTGGTTCGGTACATGGTGGCGTTCGTTATGTACGGCAGGTAGATGTTCATGGGACCAGACACACAACGCTGCACAAAGCGGGAGATGTCGGCCCGCAGATGCCCTGGTTGAACCAGGACCGGGTCGGTACCCGCATGGGTGCCCACAGCGGTAGTTCCCGCATAACCCCGGGCCACCGTCAAAGTGTCAGTAGCGGTATCCACCGCAGTGACTAGCATCGCCTCCTGGTTGATCTCAATAACGTCTGTTATCGAAATCTTGGAAGCGTCCCCAGTCGTCAACGTCAGCGTGGTGTCGGCAGCGCCGCTAGGCGCACCAGACATGGTGACCTGCAAAGGACGCTCCGAATGCCGGTACAGTCTTGACAGAGTCTCGTCAATCAGCGTGCCCAGAGACACAGAAACATTGGTAGCCACTACCGCCTAGACCTCATTCTTCCCGGGAATCTTCCAGCCCTGTTTGTCCTATAGTGCAAATCTACTCGCAAACTCAAGGGCCCGGCAACGGTACCAATCGCCCCACCCGTGTTCTCTGCCAGGTCCATCAGTTCCTCCACGCTGAGAGTCCTGTCCCCCACCGCCTCCAGGAATGCAGCGACCTCCTCCACCGTAAGGCTGACGGCCGCCAGGGCCTCCGCCCCAGCACCAGTGTCGGTCTGGGAAAGGAAAACCCCGTGGGCGTCCAGGTAGGCCAGTGTCTCAGTAACTGACAATGCACTGTCAAACGAGACCGTGAGGTCCGTGCCAGAACCAGTGTCCGCCTGGGTTTGGCCAATAGTAATCCAGGACCCGGCACCCCGGTACTGCTTCGCTGACCGGTAGGCGACATCATTCCGGTACCCCTGCTGAGTCCCATACCAGTAGTTGAGGGCTTCCGAATCGGTGGCAGCAATCCCGCTGATCTCAGTTTCAGACCCGGACCCGGTATCGGTACCCGCAACACCCACACTCTGGGAATCCGTGATCCCTGTAACCCACTCCAGAACCGGCCCACCGCCATCCAAAGTAACAGAGATGGCGGGATACGTTCCCTCCGCCCCGGAGCCCGTGTCGGACGGTGTGAGGACGACTGAGAGCGTCTGAGCGTCAACACCCGAACCGGTATCACCTATCGGGTCGTCAATGCCCGTCCGGTACTGGGCTTCGACCCGGTACGGGTGGCTGTTCCGGTATGTGAGATCGAATACGCCAGGCCTGTAATGGCCCGGGTTCCGATAGTCAAGGGTAGACCGGTAGGCCATGGGCTAGCCCCCCTGTTCGGCGTGCCACTCCAAATGGCGGTGCTGCCACTCACGCACAGAACGGACATCCTTGCTGATCTCAGATATGTCACGGCCGATGGCGTCAAGTCGAACCTGGTTCGCTGCATGCTGCGCTGTATTTTCACGGCGATACTTGGAAGCGACTACCGCAAAGACGCCGCTTATGAGAGCGGCGGCTACCAGCCCTGCGAAGCCGACCCATTCCATCAGGAGCAACCGCTCGTTTCACCGCACATCGGGCACACCAGACATGAGCCTGCACGTTGCATGGGCGCTGCACAAAAAGGGCACGCTGTACCACCTGTTTGTATAGTGCAGGCGGGGGCGGGGGTTTCTAAGAAGGGTGTGTTGATCACAGTCACAGTTTCGGTCATTCAGTAGTCTCCATCCATATAACACTGGTCATTCGTTGGCCTCCAATCGACCGCCAAACCCCCAGAACAGGTTGAAGACATACCGGTCGGTTGTGGCGACCAGCGACCGGTGCGAGTGAGTCCACGTTGCCGGGAAGATCACCGCTGCGCCCTCAACGGGGGAAACCTTGATGCCCTGCTGAACAAACTCTGTTTCCCCGCCCTCAGGAACGGTGTTCAGGTATAGACACATTGTGAGATGTCGGTGGGCCGCTCCCGGCCAGCCCATGTCAGCGTGGACATGGTGGTACGCCTGACCGGGCCTGTATCGGAGGATGAAGTACCCCTCCGGGGCGAGGCTGAACGGTGCGCCGTTGGCGGCACATGGCCGTTCTACCTGATAGTGGTCAAGACACTCCTGGGCGAAGTCCAACAGCGGTTCCTGCTCCGGCGGTGGGCAGTCGGCGCTGAAGTTCAACTGGTCAGACGTTCGGCTTTCTGGTTCAGGGTCGTCGGTGAAGCCCGACCGGTACCACCGTGACGACTGCTCAATACTCTCCAGCGTGTTTCGACACGCCGTTGTGTCCTCCAACTGGTACTGGCAGATGAAAGGGTCGATCCAGTCATAGTTCACGCCGGAGCCACTCCTGATTGTCCTCGTCCCAGTCGTGGAACACGCCCTCTTCGGGGTTCGTGAACGTCGGGTCGGGGGTCGGTGGGTCCCACAACATTGTCTCCTCGTTCAGCGTCCACGACGGGTAGGGCTGCGGCGGGGAGAACGCATCAAGGGCGGGGTGGTAGATCATCCCCTCACCGGCATACCGGCTTCGGATGTTGCCGTTGTACGAGGTCTGAATCCATGTCCCTGAGTTGGGGAGCATGGCGTCCAGGTGGTCGATGCCTCGTTGTTCAACTTCGACACCGTCGATTGTGGTCACATCGTTGGATACGGCCACGACCCGTAGGACGACGTTGTTCTCGTCTAGTTCAGCGAAGTGAGCCATAAGTCCTCCTAAGAAGTCGCATAGCGAACGATCACGATCCCGGTGCCGCCATTGCCACCACCAGAAGCGCCACCACCCCCGCCACCGCCACCGCCACTGTTGGCTGAGGCCGAAGAGCCACCAACCGATGTGCCCGGAATGCCTCCACTGTGGGTTCCACCATCACCAGCACCGGAGTTGGCTCCACCAGACGCCACGTTGGTACTGTACGATCCGCCACCACCCCCGCCGGAGTAGTAGGTGGAAATGTTGTCGTAGGAGAACGCTGACCCCGGACCTCCATCACCGCCATCTGTAGTCACTCCGTCTCCACCGGCACCACCCCCGACATTTCCGTAAACGGAACCGCCGCCACCACCGGCACCACCCCAAGGGCCGCCCCCGGCGGATTTGCCTCCGTTGTCGCCACGGCCCGCCCTGCTACCGCCGATGCTGATGGCCAAGCCCTGATAGGTGTTGTAGGTGTCGTATTGGGCAATGGCCGCTCCACCACCACCGCCCCCTACGCCACCGGTCTTCCACAGGTAGCCGCCGCTGCTGCCCCCGCCAGAGCAGAACTGTTCCTCGTCGGTGCCGTCGGCCCAAATAGTCCACCCACCCCTAGCGCCGAAGTAACTGGCACCGGACCCGCCACCACCAATCGTGATCGGATAGACACCTGATCCGTTCCCACCTGCCGTGTGGACAACGGTCTTGACTTCAAAGATCCCACCGCCACCGCCACCACCGCCGGTATACATCCCACCACCGCCGCCGCCACCGACCATGAAGAGTTCAAGTTCACCGATGCCGCTAGTGACCGTGAAGTCAGCCGAAGAGAGGAACTTGTGCCATTTCCAAGCGCCGTAGGTGCCGTCGAAGTCGCCGCCCGTGGCTGTGATCAGCCCGGCCTCAGCCGCACCACCACCGAAGGCACCAGAGTTCCAGTCAGACACCTTGGAGTTGGGGAAGTACCGACCGATCCTTGGCATGACTAAGCGGCAATCTGGTTGACGTACCCGTGAAGAGTGATGACGTTCGTCGTCGCCGCAAAGGCTTTGACGATGAGAGGCGAGGCGTTGCCCTTGATGAGCAGACCGGGAGCGACAAGCGTCAACCCGGCCTCGGCCGTGATCGTGAGTTCGATCAGGTCGTCAGGGGCCGTGGTGCCGCCCCACTCCAACGTCAACTTGACATCGGAAGCGGAGGTGTTCTGGGCGTAGATCCACACCTCGTCATACGTCGTAGCAGTACCCGACCCGGTGTGGATCGTGTCGCCCGCCGTGGCCGTTGCAGCGACCTTGATTGCCCGCCCGTCGGTAGACGCCGACAGTTTCGTTTTTGTGAATGTCGCCATTACTAACCCCTAACCAAACGATTGTGACGCCAATATCATATTAGCGTCTGTGCCTAAGTCGATATTTGCAGTCCCATCAAAGGATACCCCTCCGATAGTACGGGCTGTTTCCAGAGCAGTAGCCGTAGCGGCATTGCCTGTGGTGCTGCCCGAACTACCTGAAGCGTCACCAGTCACGTTGCCAGTCAGAGGACCAGCAAACCCAGTAGCCGTTAGGACCCCTGTCCCGGCATTGTAGGTAGCCCCGCCGTCAGTCTTCGGAGCCAGGTCACCAGTCGCCGACTCAAACAGAGCAACCGAACAGGTCGTATCCGTCGTGTCAGCAACCGTGATAGTCGTAGGCGTAGCCGCAGTCGCCCACTCAGTGTCGCCGTCGGCCTGCTTTACGAGAACATCGTTCGTTGAAGCGGTAGCAGCCGTCGTAGCGCCGACACCCAGTTTCGTTTCCAGCGCAATAATCGCACCGGAGGCATTCGTATGAACCTCGTCGTGAAGAAAGCCAGCATCATCCATTTCAGTAGTCGCCAAAGGCGACGGCTGTTGGACTGATGTGTCCAGCGTCGTCGGATACTGGGTAGCCACGCTATGAAACCGTGATCGTTACCGTCAGAGTCCATTCTGAGCCCGAAGCCTTCGTGCCCAGAGAGGCCACCTTACGGTTCAGGGCCGTACCGGTATCTTCCCCACCAACGCCACTGGTGGCACTGCGGATGCTCCACTCCTCCCAGGCAAAGTTGCCGTCAGCAGAACCCCACACAGACTTCCAGGTCATCGTCTGACCCGCCAGGGATGGGAACGAGGCCGACTCCATCGCCTTGTAAGACCGTTCACTGGTACCCGCCTGGAGCCCCGTATGGGTTGCAAGGGCAGACGTAGTGCTGGTACCCACCCCGATATAACTAGCCGTGCCGTAAACAGCCGGAGAAGCCAGGCCGCAGAGGCTGTTCAGAAGGTCCGCAATCCCCCCATTCAGGAGAAGATTGTCCTCAACAGAAACCGTGTCGTTCGGGGGGAGCCCTTTAGCCCGGTCAGAAGCAACATTCCACTTCTCAACGGTGGCTACAACACCCCATTCTTTGGAGTCGATGACATCAGGTGCGCTCATAGTGTCCTCACTATACACCGGTCACGGGACGGCCACCAGACAGGTGACCGCCCCGCAAACGGGTTATTGGCTACGCCCGTTACTCAGCGAACGGCGCAGCGGTGCTGACGTTGGTCTGGCGGTTGTGAGGCTCATGTAGGGTGAGTTTCACGTTTGCCGAATGGAGCGGTGAACCCGAAGTGGTGATGTCATACGTCGCCTTCATGAACTGCTTGTAGACATCCATTCGGATATACATGCTCTTGTTGTCGTCACCTGGGCCGATTGCAGGGGCAGAACCGTACTCAACGGTGTTTGCACCCGCTGCGGTATCCGCACCCTCAAATCGGATTCCACCAGCAACGAACGAAGCGTTCGCACCAATAGCGCCCAGTTTGATCTCCATGACGACGGGCCCTGGCTTGTCGACCTGAACCCAACCGGTGTCGCCATCTGCGCTGATAGCAGTATCTGCGAGAAGTACGCCTCCGGTTGCGTCCCGGACAAGTGTGCCTGGACCGACTGTGGTAGTTGACTGTGCCATGTTTCAGCCTCCTATGCTTCCGTGAGGCCGGTATGCCTCACAATGGATAGAGGGTTGTAAATGGCCAGGCCGGGGTAAACCTCAACCCGACCCAAGTGCCCAGGCGCTGCCTCAGTCTCACCAAAGTCATTTACGTCGAACGACCCGCCCAGGCCCAACAGGCCTGTCACGTTCTCGTCCTCGCCAAAGGCGATGTAGTAAATGCTTGAAGTGACGCTGCTTGATCCCTGTGTCTCATTGAACGCAAGGATTGCAGAACCTGTTGCATCATCTCCGATGATCCGAACGGGAATCCCGTTCCATTGCAGAATCTGGCGGCCAAACCGGTCATCCCCTACATCAAGCAGGGAGAAGTAACCAGATGTGTTGCGACCAAGGGTCGTCAACTTGCGCCGGATAAAGCGGTTCATCAGGATGACATCAGCACTGGACTGGCTACGCAAAAGATCGTGCGCCTCGTCCATCTTCGCCAATGTGAGGGGTCCGCCATTCGTTGCCTCAGCAACCGTCTGGCCCAAACCCTCAGTGATAAGGGAGTTGACTCCCTTGAAATCCTTGGCGGTACCAGTACCGTCGAAGAAATACTTGTCGTAAGTCCTGGACATGGCCTTTGCGAACTTGGCGTACTGCCTGGCTTTCGCAGAGACTACGTTCCCACGGACCCTGACAAGGTAGTTATCGACAAATACCTCGCCACCAAGGATAGCCGTACCAAAGTACCGCTCCGTGTCTGTGCCGAATGACCTGGTGTAGGTCTCGTTCACATCACGGAAAGCGGGCGTTGGCAGACTGTTTTCGACCTGCACCTTGAGAGCATTCCCAGAGATGGCGGTCTGCGGAAGCATCTCAAGAATCGGAGATTCCTGGATCAGGGTCTCAACGACCCCACGCTTCAACTGATCGTCACCGTACTTGGCCGCCTCAAGGAGGGTCACGCTGCCACTTGGCATATCGCTGGCCTTCCTGTGGTTAGTGGGTGATTAGATGGGACCCTCTAACGACGGCGCTTGCTGGGCTTATTCTCCAGCGCCCACTCAATGGCCTGCACCCCGGTCAGTTTCTCCGGGTTGATAGCCGGAGTTGGCTGGCCGGACATTGCGCCCACCTGGCGAGCCCTGTCAAATGCCTCAGCGTCGGTATGAGAACCAGAAGCAGGTGCCGCCGGGCTAAGGAAATCCTCAACCTGGCGATCCAACTCATCGCCCTCAAAACCCCGCCTTGTTAGCAGGTCCCTGGCCAACTCCTCTTGCTGGCCACGACGATCCTCATGGATCTCCCTGGCCCGCTCCTCAAGTTGGCCTATGTCGACGCCATCCAGATCCGTGGGCTTCACAAGCGACAAACCGTGCTGCTGAATAACCTCTTGGGCTTTCAGGCCGGTAAGTTCGCCTCTAAGCGATTTGTTCTGTTCTAGCGTTTCCTCCAACTTCTGTCGGAGGGTGCCTCCCGACATCTCAGAAATATCTTCATCAGTGTCGTATGGCATATGTCACTCCTGGTCTCGTACGCTTCTGGACCCCAGGGGTACCCAGAAGGATTGGTATTATCTAAGTATAACTGACACGGTGCTGTCAATAGCGGACGCCGGGCCCCTTTCGACCAGGCTGCACCAGCCGTCCACCCCGGCCACCGGCCACACTGAACTGGCCAGAAGGAGCCGCCAAGGACTGTTCGGCCTGGACGCCTCTCACTAGCAGGTCGGTTTCCTCTGGCCTGGCCAGGAACTGTGCTTCCTCAAAGTCCTGTTGAGTGAACCTGTCAGAAGTCATGTTCGTCCTGGAGATCATGGAGTTCATCAGGTCACCCTGGTTGGCGTATTGACCGTAGGCTGTCAAAGCCTTCGCTCTCGTTATCCCGGCGCTTCTTATCTCCTTGACACGCTCCAACGAAGGTGCCACCAAACCCTGCTCCTCAGCGGCACCGCCAATGAGGGCGTACTGGACAGACTGGACTATCTCGTCCAAGTCCAGGAACGCCTCACCGTCGGCTGAGTCCCCCAAATACAGGGCCTCCACCAGCGCCTGGGCCTGGTCGGTATCCAAGCCACGAATCCTGGCCACTGTCCCAGTGGGAACAGTCCCATCTATTTCCATTTTGGAGATGGTTTCCAAGGCGGCCTGTAGGGAGAAGTCGGTAGCCCGGGCCACGAAGTCTTCGTAGGAGAAATCCGCCGACAAGATGTTCCGGTTGTATTCCTCTATCAACGCTTCTGACGCTTCCGGGTCAATAATCGCCTGGTACAACTGGTCGTTGGAAACGTCCATGTTGGCGTACACCCGGAACGCTGCACGAACCCCCACGCTGTGTTCGGAAAGGGTCTGGTACTCGTTGATTCGTGAAGCCAGTTCGGTGTGGTCTATGCCTCGTTCGATGAGAGCCGCATAGTCCAACGGGTTCTCCGTGGCTTCGTTCAACATCCCGGCGTCCCGCAAAACCTCCTGATAATCCCGGACACGGGTGATGTAATCGTTCTCGTTCTTGAACCTCATCCGGCCCTGGTCGTCTTTGATCGCCGGGAAGGTGGCCTTCCACTGCGGGGTGTTGCGGATCTTCGCCAACAAGACGTTGGCGTCAGTGCCCGCTTCCACGGCCTCCACGATCATGTCGATCAACCCCAGGCCTTCAGCCCACGGGTAATGCTCCAGGATGAACCCCATGGCCTCGTCGTAGGCGACATCTTCGGGGGGTTGGATTACCTCCCCGGTTGGGAGAACCGTCGACACCTGGGTTACGTCCGCAGCGTCGTAGGTGATGACATCCCCGGTGTTCTTGAAATGTTTGATGTCCCCGGTGGGGCCCATCAGGGCACCGACCTGTTCTTCGGTCACCCCGTATTTAGTCATCAGCGCATCGTCCCCGACCCGCCATTCCAGGATGTCGGATCGGATGCTTCGGGCCTCCTTGAACTGTAGATATTCGGTCCCTTTGGCAGCGATACGCTCAGACCACCCGTCCACATCCGCCTCAGTGATCGGGGCGGTCAAGGCACTCTGACCGAAATCCTCAAGTGCTATCTCAATGACCTGGGCCAGGACCTCCCACGGGTTCATGCCCAGACGGCCACCACGGGCCCTGTCCCCTAACGTCGAACTGGTGGTGACTAGATTCTCGTTACCCTGGTTGTATAGATTCGTCCAAGCAAGTTGCTCCTGGGCGGTGAAGCCAGATGTGTCTATCCCCATGTCCTCCAGCCCCAACAGGGGAGTCCTCGCACGGTGGCTGGCTATGTTCGCCTGTTGAATCCTGGTGGCCTCATCCAGGAAACCAGAAGTATCCCCGATAGTCCGGGTGATGTTCTGATTCACCACCATCGGGTTCCGGGGGGAACCGTCCGGGTTGACCGGCTCACCCGCCTCGTTGAACCCCTCAAACTGGTGAGCCGGATCGGCTGACCAGTTGGACGTAACCCCAAACCTGTCCTGCACCCCGCCGATCCGCTCATCAGTGAACGGATCCCTCCACCCACCACCATGAGACATGATGTATTCAGGGTGAAACTTGGTGTTCGGATCAGCGGCCATAGCCGCCACAGTCGCCGGGTCGTCAGTTGTCTGCCCTACGAAGATCGGGGCGAAAATCCTGCCGTCAGGCGTAACAGCCATTACCTACCGTACCCTCTCTGCCCGGAGAAGCCGAACGCATCACTCAACACATCGAACATCTGCCGATACCCAGAGACACCCTTGTTGGAGTTTTTCCAATCATCTGTCCCCCTCAAAGCCCTCTCAAAGTCCTCAATACCCGTGTTGTCCCGCAAGGCCTGGTTCACCAGCGTGTTATACATACTCCCAGCCGAACCGACGGGACCGGCGGATGTCGGCATCAGATTGTTGTAAGCGTTGACCCACGGTTCCGCCCACAAGTAGGTAGGCACCAGCGACGGCTTGTGTGGGTACAGTTCGTTGGCTGCGTCCATGATGGACTGCTTCACATCAGCCATCGACATGCTGTTAGAGAGAACTTTTTTGGCCTGGTCCACAACACCCAGGCGTATGCCGCCTTCGGCACCGGGACTGTGCATCCCCCACTGTTGCTCAAACTGTTCAATCTCCCAAGCCTTGTTGTCTAAATCAACATCGTACTGGCCGACCTGCTGTTGGATCTTCCGGTTGTGTTCCTTCCAGGCGTTGTCCCCGTCCGCCTTCGCTGCGTAATCCTGGATGCTTCCAACGGCCTGCCACCATGTCATGGTCCCCTGGGCAATAGATACAGCGTTGGCGTACAGACGGTCCTGCACATCCAAGGAAAGTTCATCTTCCCGAATGTCCGGGGTGTCCAGTTTGTCAGACATGCTGTGGTAGGTCTTCCACAAATGGACTAGGCCACCCTCTGACCCCTCATAAATCGTGTTGACCAGGTCACCCCTGGTGCCGGTCCATTTGCCGTCGACCAGTTGGCCTCTGGCCTTGTCCCACTTCTCCTTCGATCCGCTTCTCTTCTGAGAGAACTCCGTGTCGTTGAACAGGTCAAACAGTAAATCCTGGCCCAGGAGAACCGGTTCGGATATGACCCTGGCTATTACCGCCTGGACCCCTTCGTCGTTCCATGCCGCTGTCCCCATCAGCCCCAACTCAACAACGAGGTCTTGCACAAACTCCTCAACAGTTACCAGTTGAGGCGCTTCGTCTGGCCCGGAAGCATCGAACCTGAACCCGTCAAGTCCAAGACCCTGAGCGTTTACGGTCGCAGCACTAGGCCGCCACAGCGGCCACTCAGTGCCGACACCATCTGTGAAGGGTTCAGCGACCATGGCGTCCCATTGGGCCTGATCCCAGGCCTGGGTGTCTCCGTAGTTGTCGTTCCCCTCAACAATCTCAGCGATCTGGTCTGCGTCCATCCCCTCTATTCGCCAGAAAACTGACGGCCCTCCCCCAGTGGAGGAATGGGTCGGCTGGACGTAGTAGAAGACGGCCGGGGGCACGAAGAACTGCCCGCCTTCGATGCGCTGCGCCTCCTGCCCCACGATCTGGACGATGAACCCTGGTTGTATGTCGTTAGACACCGGGCCGTCGGCCAAAGAACCAAGGGTCACAGAGGTGGTGGTAAGAGAGGAAGCCTCCGGGCTTGTCGAGGTGGTGGTAGAAGAGGCAGGGGTGACAGCCGTCGGGTCGGCAGCCCCCAAGGCCTCAGAGATCCCTTGGCCGATCCAGTTGTAGGGAATCCCGTCTGGGTCACTCTCTCCGACCATGCTGGCGTCGTAGGACCCGGTGCCTTCTGTGGTCGGCGTCGGGGACTGGGACCCTTCTATCGGCGGGGCAGTCTGGTGCTGGAGAACGTCGTCCCATTGGAACGTCCCGGCGGGCGCATCTGGTGCCTCAGGGATCTGCGAAACGTGCGTGATGTCGGCTGGGGCAACATGGCCTGGTTCCCCACCCTGGGCGTAGGTTCGCAGGCCGAACTTCTCTACGTTGTCGATGAGCCACTGGGCGGTGGGGGTCCCGGGGCTCGCATTGTTGAAATCGACGGCGTACCCGTGGTTGTGCAGCGACTCGCCCGGGGGTGCCGCTGGCTGGCCCCGGTACTCCTCCTTGATCGTCCACTTTCTCCCGTCCCAGTCGACGGAACCGGAGGGGTCCTCTTCGTAACGCTCCAGGAAGAGGGCTTCCTGGAGGGCGGTGTCTCTAAAGCCGCTCGCCACGGTCAGAATGATCCCGTCCTCCGCCGCCGCATCAATCAGTTCCTGTAGTTTGGCTACAAGGTCTTCGTTCAGATCGGTGACGTTGACATTTGGGCCGGTGGTTTCCATTACGCCCAGCCCGTCTTACTTAGGTTCATCGGAACGCCCTCCTCATCGCAGACAGACGCCGATAGTAGGTGCTGCCCCTGGCGGACGGATCAGTCAAAGCCACTTGCTGCGCCAACGTCCTGTCCCCAGACTCCATGCCCGCCTCCGTGGCGATGCGACTCTCATAACCCATCAGGTCGGAAGACGCCGAAGCCATCTGGCCTGCGTACTGCTCCTCCCCCATACCCGTAGGCATATTCCCGTACAGACGCTGATAGTCGGGCGACGACCGCATGGACCGCATCACCGCCACCTGTTCGTTCGGTGCCTCACGGACACCGCCCTGCGCCCCGGTGTCCCATATATTGGGGTACAGGTTACTGGCCCTCACGGCCTCTCCGAAATCGTTGATCAGGTTGTTTAGTTCGTCGTCGCTCAAAGGCTGAATCCGCCACGACGCAGCCAATGTCCTGGCTGCTTCCCTCATGGATTCCCCCGGGACAGTGACCGGCCCGGTCAACGTCGACCAGTCGTTCTCGTAGTCCTGCCAGGCCGACGCAGCGACCATGTCTTTCGCACTGGACGCCGGTGAGTCCTCCAACCGTGAATACCAGTCAGGGCCCAGGATGGATTGGATCTCGTTCATTTCCTCAGCCGTCAACTGTGCGTCCATAGACCCGCTGTTCAAACCGACCATCCTCAAAGCCAACTCGTTGGTGCCCAACGCATACACCTTGGCGATCATGTAGTTCTTCACCCCGGCGACACCGTTTGTCATCGCATGGTTGAATCTCTTCACCGCCCCGTGAACCAGGGCTCGCTCCTGAGCCCGTTGCTGTCCCTGGTCCACCCCCTCAACAGGCTCAAAGGTCTCCGCCCAGTCAACTGACTCGGCAATGTCAAATATGAGATGCAACGGGAGTTTGGTCTCAGCCGCCAGACCCAGCAGCCCCCAACCGTCCGGGCCATCCAAATGGTGGCTGTCGATCCCCGTCCCTTTCAGGAGGGCGTTGACCTTGTCTGCTTGGAAAATGCCCGTCGGATTATCCAGTGGGCCGACAGTGATGAAGTCCCGACGCATCGACTCGCCGTCAACCAGGACTCCTGAGAAATCCCACGCAACTGTCTTGATAAAGTTCGTCCAGATACCATATGGATCGGCAGTCACCGTTTGGATGTCGTTCCACCATTGGATGAACTGTCCTGCCTGGATGCCAGGGTCCCCACCCGCCTGGGCCTTCTCATCGCCCCAGTTCCAGGTGTTCGGGTGGGCGAAGTCACCGTTCTCGTCCAACATCCAGGCCTGGGTACTCTTGAAAATGCCGTTTTCGTTTTCCAGCAGTTCGTAGGCGACAACAGCCAGGTCGTAGACGTAGGCCTTGGCGGCTTCCACTGTGGCCTTCTCTGTGGCAGTCAGTGGCTCCAGTCCGGGTGGAAGCGTTGTGGTCGTCGGAGAGGTCGGTGAGGGCGTTTCTAGTGGGTCGGCTGCCTCATACGGGGAGTAGACCCTGGTCGAATAGTCGCTAAGGGCCCGCCAGTCCAGACTGAACAGCAGACCGCCGCCGCCCACCTGGTTGGCCGCAACCATGGCGGCGAACGCCGCCTCAGCGGACGTTTCTGTCATTACCTCACCTCCCTGGTGACTGGCCCGTAGATGTGGGACCAGATGCGATTATATATTGGCAGAAAGTCGGGGTACTCAGCAACCAGTTCACTTGCCCTCATACGCATTATCGAATGAACCTCCGGGGGCATGAACAACGGGTTCACCGTGTGGTACTCCTGCGACTCCAACCAAACCTTCATTGTCTTTTCGAACACATCGAAGTCGGCAGCCGCTACGTCCCCAGGAATCGTCGCATTGGCGACCCGAACCTGTAGTTCCAAGTCCCGCATTCTTTGGTTGGAGCCGCCGGACTGACTAGCCGCCCATGCCGGGTACTTCTGTAGGAGTTCGACTTCCTTTGCGTCAACAAACTCAGACCCCAGCATTGTCTTGCCCTGGTAGGTGTACGTTCTCTTGTTGAACTGCTCCCAGGAAACGCCTTGGGCCGTTAGGGCGTCTACTATTTCAGCCCTCCATGTGGACATCTCCTCCCAGGCGTTCTGTATCTGGGCCTCGTCGTGCATGCTGGACTGTTCCATCGGTATCCGACCGATCACCTGCATCTGCTGCATGGTGTCTTCCAACAAGTGGCGGAAATCGCTGAGAAGTGGGAACACCCGTTTGATCAGAGTCTGAACGTCGTCCCACCAGCCCTCATCGGCATCCGGTGGGGCCGACAAGGCCTGAGGCATCAGCAACGCAACAATCGGGTCCTTGAACATATCCAGGGTCTCAGCCCGCTGCTGTTCCTTGTCCCAGGGTGCCCCTTCCCACGGGTGGGCCAGTAGAGCGGCAGTCCCCCGGAACGTCCCACCGACCATCTCCGACACCGGGTTGTGCCAGATGCCCCGGATGAGCGGGGCGTTCATGCCGCCGAACTCGCCGGGAGACAAGCCGTAACCGAACAGGTTGATCCGACGGATCTTCTCCAGGATCGGCAGGTATTCCCTCCACCGGTCGTTCAGGTCGTACCGTTCGTCTACCAGTTCGTAGGCTTTGACCATGTCGTGGAGCAGCACGCCCCGGCTCAGGTCGTTGCCCATCCATTCGGCAAAGTGGCCGACGGTCTTCTTCATAAACGAGAACGGGAACCAGACGAAGTTGACCGACTGTTCCACAGCCGACCGTCCGGTCATCCCGTAGGTGTAGGTCTTCCTGGATATTTCGTAGGCCTTCTCAGCGTCGATCCCTGCTTCCATGAGTTGCCCGAAGGTAGACGCCATCCAGTTCTGTGGGGAGAAACCCATGATGCCAACGGATGTGAACCATTGGCTCATGTTTTCGATGTTCTCCCACTGGAAGTCGCCCCGGCCCTGGGCGATATCCATGAAAGCGGAACGAATGTGCATCCATTCCTTCTGTGCAGCAGCCTGAGCCGACTTGGCATCCATCCCAGGGTTGGCTTTCCTGATCCGCCGGGCCATCATCCTCTGGAACGACTTGGGGCCCTGGTTCAACTTCAAGCCCCTGGCAACGTCCGCTCCAACAACCTGGGACAGGACCATCCCCTCCACATAACGGCTGATGTCGAACACCGGGTTCAGGCTGAACCGGAAGTAATCCCGCATGTTGGCAGCGAAATCGCTCAGGTGGGCGTACCGCTGCCAGTCGGTGTAGTTGAAGACATCGTTCGGGTTTCTCCAAGCCGGGCCTCCCGGCTTCCATATCCCCAGTAGCCCCTTCTCTCTTAGAACGTCCAGGTCAGCGACCTGGTTTATCACCGGTCGGGCTCTCAGCCCGCCCCTCAAGGCCACGTTCGCTGCGGCACGGCCCGTCAGGAACCCAACAGTACCGGCGACACCCTTTCTCAATCTGCTCCCCCATTCGCTGTCTTCCGGGTGCCTATCCACAGTGTCCATAGACGCACCGGCAGACCCCAGCATTCCTCCGACGAACGGGGTACCCCTGGTTACCGTCCCGTGCCGGAACTTCCCAGGGGTCAGGAAACGGCCCGCTTCGTGACGGCTCAGGATGGTTAGGACGCTTGTCGCTGTGTTCTTGGAACGCAGGTAATCCTCCAGGTGGGCCAAGCCCCGGACGCTTGACCCTTTCTCCAACCTCCGGGAAGCCTTCAACGCATTCCAAATAGCCCGAAACTCGTCTTCCGAATAGTGGCCACCGGTCCAAACGCCTTCCACCATCTTGCCAACAAGGGCTTCTCTGACCTTGTTGTACGGCAATATCGACAAGTCCGGTACCGAATACGGCGTCCTGGACAACTTGAGTTTCGTGGTGACCCCCTCCATGGGGTTAGCCATCCGGTACCCGTAACCCATCTCATCTAGGAGATCCATGTTCGCTTTGTTCATATCCCGCATGACGTTGTGTAGGAAGCCGATCAAATCTTTCAAGGCTTCGCTGTTGGGATCACCGCTGTGGAACTCCGCTCGTATCCCCTCAGCGGCCTTCGTTCTGCCGGGCACCTCTGCCCGTGTCCCCTTGATCCCCCCTTCGGAGTATTCGGCAGGAGACAACTTGCCGACACGGCGGGCGGCCTCAGCCAAATGCCCAGCCAAAGCCGACTTGGCGGTTCGCATACGAAGCGAAGCCAACCAATACGGGTTCTGCCTACTCAGCCCCAACGTCAACTTGTTGTTTATGAACTGGGTGTCCATGTCCAGTTCTGGGATCAGTTTCCCCAACCGGCGAGGATCAGCGAACTCCACACCATGGACAGCCATATAACCCTGGTCCTCCAGGTGCTTCACCAAATAGGCAGGGAGGCTTTCCGGGTCTATCTTCGCAGCGATCCTGGCCGACGCTTTCTGCAACTCCAGCGCCCGCTTGCGGGCCACCTTGACAAGGTCCCCGCCGCCGTCGACCAGTACCGGATCCAGGCCAAACCTGTTCACCCACTCCGGTCGAAGCGCCCACTCCCCCAGTTCGTCTATAAGCGTCGCTTCCAAGTCGTCCAGGTTCTTGCCGTTACGCATCGCATATTCCACCAGGCGTCGAATCCTGGCGGTGGCTTCCTCATGGATGCCGGTAGGAAGCGTCGTCTTGAGCATCCCCCTCTTGATCAGATCATCTAGCCATTCCCTAATCGTCCCCTGCTTGACACTTTCAATAGGCGTGGACTGTATGAAGCGTCCAGCCTCAGTAACGAGGTCATCCCAATACGGCTGGTTACGAAGTTTCTGGGCCCCCTTCAGAAGTTTCACCCGGTAGGTGACCTGAGCGGCGAACTCAATCGCTTCCTGTTTGACTACCGAACCCAACCGGGCCAACGTGACCCGGCCCCATCCAGGGTCGATGGACCGCACCAGTGGCTTATACATGCCTTTGTTGATCCAGGTCACATAGTTGTAGTCGATGTTGTCGACCGCATACCCCAGCAGATGCCCCCCATAGGGGAGGGGGGTACGTCGGCCAGTGGCATGGTCCTTGGCGAACGGGAACAGGTTGAGTCGGCGGCCACTGTCCGACAGGGCCTTCTCGTAGAAAGCGTCCGCCAGGCCGCCACGGGCCACAGCGTCATGCAGTTCAGTGGACGCCTGCTCAAACGCCGACCAGTTCGTCAACCGTTCCAACACATCGTCGGTCAAACCTTCCATCACCGCCGGGAGGTCCCCGAAGGCCCCCTGCACACGGGGAGCCTGGGTAGGGAGCCCTGAGACTTGCGGGATTCGACCTTGCATTGCCTCTGTCAACGCCGGGCTGCCAGTTTCCAGATTGTTGACTACCTCCATAATGGTGGCGTCCCTGGCGTCGTTGTGGTTATGGACAATCCCCCGGTACTTCTTACCTTCGGAAATAACCTCAGGGTCCCAGAACATCTTGATCTTCGCCGGGTCCCACCGTCGTGCCTTACCGGTCGTCAGTTCAGTCCAGGTGAACGTCCGGTGCGCTCCCTCAAACCCTGGTGGGAGAACCAGGCCCTGCACCCCTTCCTCCAACGGGTCGTCTAGGAAACGCCTAGCCTCATCAAGGCTGGTGCCCCGACCGGCGGCCAACTCCTCAATGTTTACGTCTGTGATCCTTGCACCACCGGCAGGGGTTTCGCCCTGCCGCAACTTCCTCCAATACGTCCAGCCGCTTTCCGGGTCCATTTCCTCCACTAAACGGACGTACCCCTTGCCGACAGATGTCCCTCTGAGCCCCGTTGTCTGCGGTGATTCCAGGGTCTGTTCAAGCAACTGGCGGCGCATAATGGCGACAGCGTCAGCGTCGCTCCTGGCCCCGGTGACTGTTGTCTTCGTAGCGTCCCGGGACACATGAGCGATGTATTCCATGGCGTCATGCGGGTCCAGGGGATGGATTTGTGCGTACAACTTGTTTTCGATTGCTTTATACAGCGGCGACCATTCGTGTGGCTCCACCCCCATGAGCCTGGCCGCCTGCCGGGCTGCGTGTTCGATACCGAAGGTCATAAAGTGCCACAGTTTCGCTTTACCCCACACTGCCTTGTCCCCGGCGAAGAAGTGTTCAACGAAGGCGTTGTCCAGGCTGGTTTCCTTGGCGGTCTTCTCAAAGTCCTTCGACATCTGGGGGAACCGCTCGTCCCCTTTAGGGTTGCGGCGCAGGTAGTCGGTCATAGCGTCGTACATGGCGTTGGTAGCCCGACCACCCGACTCTCCGAACGCTGCGAACCGGCGGCGAACAAACGGGAACATCGCTGAAGCCGCCCTGGCACCCTGGTGGCCGACCAAGCGGAACCCTCGCATCACCGATTTGAAGGTGCCGGGCTCAAAGATCGTGTACGGGGTGAACAGGATGTCGTAGGCGATGTCCCCCAAGAAGTTGGTTTTGTTGATCGTCCCGTCCGGGTTCATGAAGTACCCGTACTGCTGGCGGAGATCCTGGACGATGCCGACCTCGTTGAGAGACCAGCCTCCTTCGCCGGGCATGTCTCCGCCGTGACCGGTCGCCAACTCGCCCCTGGCCATCAGGCCGGGACGCCACACCAACTGTTGGTTCATCAACCGGGCTGCTTGGATTGCTCTGGTGTTTCTCCAGGCTTGCATCCCCCGCCCGACTGACTGGGCTGGTGCGGCCATTCGGCCACCAAAACGGGTGGATTTGCTCATTGCGCCTGTCATCCAACTGCCCAAGCCGGACGGCCTGCCGAAGTTGGTCAACCGGGTCGCACCCTGGACACCCTGGGCACCGTACTGGGCACCCCTCAGACCGGGGACCGCAGTGAACGGCTGATCTGTAATAAACGCCCGACCCACCGGGCCCATTCGATGCATTTGTAAACCCGTCCTTATTGACTGTTGGAACCGGAATAGGCCGGTACCTTGCATCACCGCTGCCCCGGCCAGCAGCCCTCCAATACCCACGCCGACTCCGGCCAAACCACCGATAATCACTATCCAGTTCAATATTGGTAGAGCAACGTCGTCTACTGGACCCGTAAAGGCGTCAAGTATTGCTATGGGAGTCTTCCAGGAGGCGTACCCGCCGTCGGAACTATCCGGCGAAGGGTCTTTTCTTGTCGTATACGTCCGGCCCGCTGCCTCAAACCCTGGCGGGAGCATCAGGATCCCACTGTCCGGCACCAAAGGGATTGCCTGGAGGTGGTACAGGAGCCGCTTGTATTTCGGGATCCAGTCGTCCCATTCGTGAGCGATCTTGTCGTAATCCATCAACAGATCCCACTCTGTCATGGCTCGCATCAGCCCAGACGGTGCGAAGTTGTCGAAGATGTTGGCGGTTTCCTCTATGCTCAAAGCCCCCTCACGGCCACCCGTGAACCCGCTTGTCAACCGGTCTGACGCCATACGACGATTCACCACGTTGTATTCCGGGAACCAGCGAGGGTCCGCCATCTGCTCAGGTGTCAGTTCCACATACCCCTTGCGGACAGCCTCCTCTTTCCACAACCGGACAGCGTCAGGGTCCAACTCCTGGGGGCGTCCCTGGCCACCCATCAACGCCCCGCCATACCAACGGGTCAGGAACTCGTTCATCGGTTCTGGGTCTGGCTGCTCTGGCTGCTCCGCCTGCTGCAAATCCAGTTGGGCAACGTCAACGTCCTGAACGTCGATCTGTTGCGGGATCGGAGCCTGAGCAACCTCCAGTTCGCTTTCCATCCCATAAAGCAAACTTTCGATGTTCGCTGGGCCGATCCCCGGCAACGTCGCCAAGTCCAACCGGACAGCATCAGGGATCTCAGGCAGACTCCACGACCCGTCGATGTGCCGAAGCGTTTGGATATTCCGGTCGATCAAGCCAAGGCTCATAGAACCATCGCCTCCTGGGCCAGCATGAACTCCTCAACCTGCTCAGGGGTTATCTCAGGGCGGGGCTCAAACACGATGCCCCCGTCGCCCTGTACCTGCTTGAAGTGGCTCTGGGTCCCTTTCCAAATGGGTTGGGGGATCCCCATGAGGTACGCCGCACAGGTCTGCTTGCCGTCAGGGTGACTGATACCAGGCCGCCAATGTTTGCACATATGGCAAATGCTCATCTCAGCCATTAGTCGTTCTCCAAGCCACTGATCTTCGACTTCAGCGGCGTGTTCAGGTACTTCTTTTTCTTCACTGCTAGTTGGAGATGATCCAGCAGGGACACCTGGTACCCGTAACGTCCCTTTGACACCCCGTGGTCAACTACATCCTGATCGTATCCTGTGGCCCGGTCGGACTGCTGGGATGTGTCCCAGGTCATCAGGCTTCGGTTCCAGAACGGGATCCTTTGCGAAGGCCCGAAAGATCCAGCCCATGGGTCTTTTGGCCTGCGGCTTTCGGCTTCCAAGGCGTGGACGTAGTCCATGTCGTACAGCATGCGCCACATCATTTCGACCACATCGTTAGCCAACGGTGGAGCCTCTGCTGTGCCGAATGTCAGTGTAAACGATTCAGAAATGACCTCTATCCAGGTTGTCGCAGCGTAGGTACTCAACTGGTCGGCCACCGCTGCTGGCCCGCCGTGTTCGGAAATGATCCTGGACAGTTGTTCCCGAACCAAGTGCCCACGATCCAGTTGAACCGCCGCACCGTGGCTAGCGTGGCCAAACTCATGGAACATCGTCAAGGTGGTACCGGCCTGCTCCAAGGGCATTTCTGCGGTTCCCCGCTGCATTCTGGCCAAATAGTTCCCCCATCGGATACGCCACATCGTGTCGTAAGCCGACTGGCTCCCGGCCTGACGGGCCATGGAGCCAACCGATATGTGGATGCCGTGGGCGGGCCAGGCGGTCATCCCGGGTGTGCTGCCCGGGCCGTAGCGATCCGGGATTCTGTCTTGGACGAACGAATCGGCGGTTTGTGGGCTTTTTGCCACCATGCGTCGCCAGGACGGCGGATGGTACTGCCCGGCCCAACTCTGTTTGTCCATTTGGGTTCTTGGGCTTATTGCTCCGAAGGTGATACTCCCTAAAAGGCGAACCACGCCAGGGAACATCATTCCCCCGTGAGCCTCCCGGAACCTCGCCACACCGGGGAGATCCCTGAGGTCGCTGGTCGTCTGGTGGCCTGGCCGTTCCGTAAGAGCCCCTAAAGCCCCCAAGCCTTGCAGAACAATGTCTCGTTGCGGGCCGAATGGCACACTGCCGTAACCGGCGATTATGCCAATCGGGTCATCAGGCCAGATGCCCAGGTCGGGGATCAGTTCTTTGGCGGCTGCCCGGTAGACCTCTTGACGGGCAAGGTCCAAGTCTTCCCCCTTCTTTTGCTGTTGCCACTTCGATGAGTAGATGCCCCCGCCCCCGTAGCCCTCTCCAAGAGCGTCTAACCAGTACGCCGCTAAAGAGTTTTCCCCGTTGTGGTAATCGTCAAACAGCCGGTCCATGTGTTTCTTATGTTGCTCAAACGCCTCGTAACGGATGTTGGGGTCTTTGCCCATCTGGAGGTACAGGGCGTATGGGACCGGAGATATTTGGCCATCCATAGCGGTCCCCAGAGGGTGCCCTTTGATGGCCGTGGCAAGTTGTGTGGGAGACACACCGAACTGGCGTAGAACCTCAATAGCACGGAACACATCCCCGATTTCCGCCATGTTCGCCGGGTCATACAGGACCGGGTCCGCTAGTGAGAACTCTGGCTGTGTGGTTTCTTTGAGACCCCTGCTGAACGGCTGTGTCGGATCGTGCTGGTACCCGGTGGCTGCGTGCTTTATGTGGGCGGCAATGTCGGTGGACGCTATGCCCACAGCATCGCCGGACGCCAGAGGAAGCACGCCGGTCGCTTTGGCCTCATTCGCCATCTTGTATTTCTTACGTTCTGCTTTCGTTCTCGCTTTGCGCCGGGCGTCCGTAGGCCGGGTACCGATATCCGGTATTTTTACCCGGTCGCTGAAGTCATAAACGAACTCGTACCCTTCGGGGATAGGGAGACTGTCGTTGGTCACCTTGTTGATTCGCCCCTGGCCGGTCACATGCCATACCGCTGGGTGGTTCCCAGTAGCGGAAAGGCCAGCCCACAATGGGTGACCCTGGAGGACAGCGGCGTCTTCTCCGACGATTATGACCGGCATCTGTGTCTCAGGGTTAGTGACTACAGACAATGCCCCAATCTGCTCTCCCTCCACTTTCGATTTCAGGATGTTCGCAGGATCCACTTCCAGGCGGAGACCAGGGGTGGTGGTCATCCTCGCTGAGGAATCCAGTTCCACCGTGCTGTCCCCGAACCGGTCAGAGACAACCACATCGTGGGTGATCTGCGTGTTCGGCAACCGACCGTGTGTGGGGTCCATCCGTAACGCCTCCGCCCCGGACACCCACACTGTGTGGTAGTTCGGGTCGATTATCTGATGGTCGCTGTGCCGGGCCCGGTGGGTCATTCTCCGGTCACCGTCGGTGTAGGAATATTCGCCTGCCCGCACGCTGTCCGGGTGGGCCCACAACTCGCCGTGCCAATAACCGGCAACGCTGAGAACAGCATCTGATGCTTCCATGGCTTCCCATGACGAAGTGGTGGCCGACGGGTCGGCGTTCGGGCCGAACTCAACAATCAACTGGACCCGTCTGCCCTGCCTTGCGCCAGACTCCACTGTGGGGCCAACGCTCAACGGCACTGCTTCGTCGGCCTGGTAATCAACAGTGAACTCTGTTGACAGAGTGCTGTCATTCAGCACCAAACCCATCTGGGTTCCCTCCGTGCCACCCCCCACAGTTACCCCTTGCTCTACCGGGAAGAACAGGTCGTTGGCGAAGTCGTATTCTCCCTCCGTCGTCCACATCCTCTGGACGCCGAAATCTTGCGCCACCGTCTTTGCCTGTTCGGCTGTCATCCCGAACACCGTGTAAGTCCGACGGGACGAACCGTCCACATCCTGGACATACGATTCGACCGGGTACCCGTACCCCAAAGATTTCACAGCCCGGCCTAAAGAGGGGTCGTAGGGGAGCGTCACCCAACTGTGAGTGAGGAGAGGGTTGTTTCCTTCCTTGGTGCCCATCAGATATTCGACTTCGGCCCGGGCCAATGGTGCCCCGGTAGGGGTCGACGCATCGAACGACAACGGCACCTGGGTGACATCCAATGATGCCTCCCCTGCTTGCAGCAGGTCTGCGACCTCACTGGCCCTCTCATGGGACACTTCGACCACCATGTAGTTGCCAGGGGAGTGAACATCCGGGAAATCATGGGTTGTTGGTTCGCTCACTGTGCGGAACTCGCCGGAAGGAGAGTCAGGGGCCAGCAGGCGTTGCATGGCCGTGAGGCTCCTCACCCGGCGGGCTTCACGGGCAATCCAACGAACAGGGTTAGTGGGGGAAGGTTCGGGGGCGACATCTTTGCTGGGGCGGGCAGTCATAACGACCGGTCTGGCGTCAATAGGGCGGGCTGTCCTCATCATGTCCGTCACGCCTGGCAAAGCCGGATCTGCGTAGGCCCGAACCCCGTTCAATGTCGTTACGAGAAAGATACCCTCAGTGTTATCTGCCTTGTTCCGGGAATGGCTCCTGATCACATCGGCCATCATCTCGTTCGGGTCGATCAGGGTGCTGTCCAACCCCCCTAGTTCCGTGATCATCGAAGAAGCCAGCGGGCTGCGCCCTTCCAGGATCTTCAAGATGGAGTCATTCCAAACCGACGTTCTTCCCCGAACCATTAGCGGCCCGGCCTCCTGGATCGGTAGCCAACCGGTGGCCTGTAGTTCCGCAGGGGTCATACCCATCAGGTCCGCCACAATGGCGGTCGCTCTCACAGCAGCGTCATATATTTTCTCTGCGTGTGCGGTCGGCACCGACTGGCCGACTTCCAAACCCCCAGTGCGTCCCCCCATCTCTGAGGCTTCGTGCTGGGTGATTTCGCCGGTGGCCACCAGCCTGCCGATGATTTCCATTCCAAGGCTGGAGTGGTATTCGGACTCCCCGCTGAACGCCTGCTTCGGTATTTCGGCTTGGTTGAACCAAGGGGCCTCTACGCCGTGGAAGAACCCCATTAGTGCCCGGTACCAGTGAACATCCCCGGTTATCACACTCATACCGAACGGGCTTGTCGAAGCGTCCGCCGTAGGCCACAATCCGTTGTGCATGAATGCCAGGGTCTTCAACATTCGTAGAACCTGGACTGGGGATTGCCCCTCAAAGATCGTTGCCGCCTTGGCCCGTGGATTC